TGCAGCCATAGTGGGCAATGATGTATTGTGTGGGGTTGCTGTGTTGGGTACGTCATTATCTTCCAGCCACAGGCAGTATCTCTCACAGTTCTCAACGGCAGTCATAGCACTAGACCCCGATGCACTGCCCAAAACATTATCAATGGCGAAGGAACTCAGAGGATATGTGGATGATGTCCATGTCCTTCGCTTGACAGACGATTTGAAATACCGTAGAGAAGAAGATATCAAACAACTAACCCACATAGGAGATACAGCATGGAATTAGCATTAGTACGTAGCCTTATGGACAAGTCGTTCTACGATGACCATCGTGGTTCTAAGTGTCCTGACCGCCTGTTCAGTAAGGATGTACGTAAGATTAAACAGGCTATTGATAAAGCAATGGACAGGTATGAACGCACTGTCAATCCCGATGAGATTGAAGCACTGTTCATGTCAGACAATCCAACGCTGACTACAGCACAGAAGCAAGCATACTCATCTCTCTTTGCCTCTATCAAGAAGGAAGAGCCTATGGGCAGTGACGTAGCACAAGAGGTGCTATCCAAACTATTCCAGCAGGTAGTGGGTGAGGACGTAGCAAACATAGGCTTTGATATGGTCAATGGCGATGCCGCTACCCTTGAGAAGCTACGCAACCTGCTAGAGCGTTACGGTGATGACTTCATTCCTAATCTCAATATTGAGTGGGATGACATCACGATTGAGACACTTATGGCTAAAGCTGAGTTGGAAGCACGTTGGACATTCAACATACCTAGTGTAACACGTAAGGTAGAGGGTGTCAGTGGTGGCCAGCTTATCGAAGTAGGCGCAAGGCCGAATACTGGTAAGACATCTTTCCATGCCAGCTTGATTGCTGCACCGGGCGGATTTGCACACCAAGGCGCACGATGCATTGTGTTATGTAATGAAGAGCCTACCCACCGTGTCGGTGCTAGGTATCTGACCGCAGCATGTGGCATGACAGCCCGTGAGATACGTGACGATATGTCAAAGGCACAAGCTATGTACAAACCTGTGATGGACAACATCAAGATTAAAGAGGCAGGTGGTCGTGACATGGCATGGGTTGAATCTGTATGTAAGTCCTACAAGCCAGACATACTGGTGCTGGACATGGGTGACAAGTTCTCTGTACAGGGTTCGTTTGCCCGACAGGATGAAGCATTGAAAGCCTGTGCAATGTATGCAAGGCAGATTGCTAAGACATATGACTGTGCTGTATTCTACATGTCACAGTTGTCAGCCGAAGCGGAAGGCCGTACCACACTAAACCAATCCATGATGGAAGGTTCACGTACAGGTAAGGCAGCAGAGGCTGACCTGATGATACTGATTGGCAAGTCTGCTTCAGTGGAAGGACAAGATGAAGACAGCCCAGTGCGGCATGTTAATATCGTGAAGAACAAATTGAATGGCTGGCACGGGCAACTGCACGTACAGCTAGACTACCAGACAGCGAGGTACGAAGGATGAAGGTAACACTAGACGTAGAGAATACAGTCACCAAGCGTGATGGTAAGGTACATATGGACCCGTTTGAGCCAGAGAACTCTCTGACTATGGTTGGTATACTGACAGACCAAGGCCAGTGTATGACATTCCCATTTGACCACGCTGACCATCCCAATCAGGATGATTACTATGAGCGTGTGCAATGGTTCTTGGATGAAGCTACTGTACTCATTATGCACAATGCAGCGCATGACCTGCTGTGGTTATGGGAATCAGGCTTCAAGTATGATGGCCCTGTGTTTGACACGATGCTTGCTGAGTACGTACTACAGCGTGGTATCAAAGAGCCGCTATCTCTTGAGGCTTGTGCAGAACGCTATGAGTTGGACACGAAGAAGCAAGACACACTCAAAGAATACTTTGCCAAGGGTTACTCTACACGAGACATCCCTTACAATGAGTTGTGTGAGTACCTGTCTGCTGACCTTCATGCTACACAGCAACTAGCTGACAAACTGATGTACAGGCTCAAGACCCCTGCTGATTCAGGACTGATGACTACTGTACAGCTTACCAATGAGGTGGCTGTGGCTCTGTCTCGCATATACCAGAACGGCTTTACCATTGACCGTAACGCACTAGAGGATGTGCGTACTGAGTATGAACAGGAACGTGATACCCTGAAGCGTGAGTTGCAGGATATGGTAAAGGAACTGATGGGTGACACACCTATCAACCTGAACAGTCCAGAGCAACTGTCGTGGGTTGTATACAGCCGCAAGGTGCTGGACAAAGAGTATTGGGGCAATGCTGTTGACCCATACATGGATGAGACAGACTTCCGTAGCCTAGTCAGTGCTGGCACAGAACGTATGTACAAGACTAAAGCAACCCAGTGTGGCGTATGCAAAGGCACTGGACAGATACGAAAGGTAAAGAAAGATGGAACACCTTTTGCACGAACCAATAATTGTAAAGCATGTGATGCTCGTGGTTATAATCTGGTTCATTTACCTGATTTGGCAGGACTGAAGTTCAAAGCACCCTCATCTAAGTGGATGAGTGCTAACGGATTCACTACCAGCAAAGACAAGCTACAGTTCCTTGAGGGCAAGGCACGTACTGCCAAGCGTGATACTGCTGTAGAGTTCTTGTCCAAGGTACGCAGACTGTCTGCTGTGGAAACATATCTGTCATCATTTGTTGACGGTATTCAGACACACACAAAGGCAGACGGTAAGTTGCATGTCCGTTTGCTACAGCATCGAACCTCTACTGGCAGGTTCTCTGGTGCTGACCCTAACATGCAAAACATGCCACGTGGCGGTACGTTCCCTGTTAAGAAGGTGTTTGTGTCCCGGTGGGATGGTGGCAAAATCATGGAAGCAGACTTTGCACAGCTAGAGTTTCGTGCGGCTGCATTCCTATCACAAGATGGAGTAGCAATTGAAGAGGTATCTACTGGATTTGATGTACACTCATATACCGCTAAAGTTATTACTGAAGCTGGTCAGCCTACGGATAGACAGACTGCGAAAGCGCATACGTTTGCGCCACTCTACGGAGCAACGGGCTTTGGCAGAACGCCAGAAGAGGCAGCGTACTACGAACACTTCACGGAAAAGTACCAAGGTATCGGGCTATGGCACACCCGATTGGCTAAAGAGGCTATGAATACACGTAAGATTACTACACCGTCAGGCAGAGAGTTTGCTTTTCCTGACGTAACACGTAATGCTCGTGGTCGTGTATCCAACTTTACACAGATAAAAAACTACCCTGTGCAGTCATTTGCTACGGCAGACATTGTGCCTGTTGCATTATTGCACATTGAAAGGTTGCTATCACACATGAAATCATGTATAGTGAATACAGTGCATGATAGTATTGTCATTGATGTACATCCAGATGAAGAAAGGAGTGTTATTGAAGTCATCAATGAAACCAACAGAGTTTTACCAGAACTCATCCAATTACGGTGGGGATGCGTATTTAATGTACCACTGTTGTTGGAAGCAAAAATTGGTCCGAATTGGCTTGACACGAAAGACGTAAGCTGATATAACTATCAAACTTTCAACTGTACTTCGAGGAAAGGAGTAATTATATGACAACACAAATCACTACTATCGACACCGCTAACTACGCTGAGATGGCTAAGGCAATGGGCATTGCAGCAGAGGGCGGTCAGTCTAAAGAGAAGGCCAGCACACTTGCTCGTCTTCGCATTAACCATTCGCCCATCTTGGGCAATGACCGTATCCTTGTGAAAGGGGGTACATACAAATTGGATATCCCTGATGGGCCTACTTACTACGCTACATCGGTAACAATCCGCCCATACTTGCAACGCTTTATGTATAAGCGTTTTATTAAGGGTTCAGGTGATAAGCCAAACCGCTACGTCAAGACTGTGATGGCAGATAACCTTAATATTGACCTGAAGGATAACGATGGTGGCTTCAACTGTGGTAAGCCAGCAGGATACATTCAGGACTTCAAGTCACTGCCTGAGAAGACACAAGAACTCATCAAGCAGATTAAACGTGTACGAGTAATGCTTGGCACGGTAGAACTGCACGATGCTGTGGACGAAAATGGTAAAGCGGTGGATGTAGCCGATACTGCTTTCATCTGGGAGATTGAGAACCGTGACGCATTCAAGGATGTCGGCACTGTGTTTACCAAGCTGAACAAGATGAAGCGGCTACCAGTGCAACATAGCATCACTGGTAATACTGAAGAGCGTAAGCTGCCTAACGGCAACAGCTTCTATCTTCCTGTAGTATCTCTTGACCTGACCAAGACACTTGAACTTGGTGATGTGGAGCAGACCAACTTCGGTGACTTCATGTCATGGGTACAGAACTACAACGAGTACATCATCAATGCATGGTCAGAGAAAGCCATGCAGGAAGGTGAAGATATCGAGGGTGTTGACGATATTGTTGACATCGAATTTGAAGACGAAGAGGTTGCGTGATGAACCATCCTGCTGAGTTGGCGTTGCATCAGTACATGGAGAAAGCTGCCAATGGCAAAACTACCATGTCACCTGATACTATTAAGCAAGTAGCGCAAGATGTATCAGACGCACTGCAACGTCAGTTTGGCGGGTGTAACAAGCGAGATGGGTTTCGCCTACGTATGTCAAATGTAGGCAGACCCTCTTGCCAACTCTGGTTTGAACGTAACAAGCCAGAGACTGCGTTACCCAAGCCAACCACATTCGTAATGAACATGATGCTTGGAGACA